CTATTCATCATCTATCACCTCGATTAACCTATACTTATAACTTGCTCTCTCAAAAGGATCTAGAGGCAAACTCTCTACCTCCTTATATCTAAACTTACAAGGAACCTTAATTATCTCTTCTTCCTTTTCCCAAACTCGTCCCATGGCCACTGCCCTTTCCTTTAACATTTGACCTGCCTTTTCAAAGCTTTCTTCATCTATTATCTTGGGATAGATGTCATTGCCTAAATATTTTTTGTTGGTTAATAATCTTTTTACACTGGAACTGTTTTTCTTTAATCCTGCAAGGTCTGCCGACTTTATTAGTGCATTGCCAGCAAGATAGTTTTTAAAGATTTTTCTTATATTCTCAGCTTCTTTTTCTTCAACTTCTAATCTTCCGTCTCTTATGGTATAGCCATAACATAGTCTAGACATTTTCTTTCACTTCCTCTCTAAGTACAAGTCCACACCTTAAATGAAAATCAAGGGTTTCTCTATTAATTACCTGTATGTGGTCAATGATTTCTACAAACAAGTCATCTTCAAAATGATCAAATATTTTACTTTTATCTAAGATTCCTATTAGTTTTTCAAGTTCTCTTATTTCTTCATCATTTCCAAGGATGGCTTTTTTACATCTTTCCTTTTATTTGAGTAGATAACTTTCTTCACTTGAAATTTCACTGCTTTCTTTTGCGTAAACACTTGCATCTAAAACTCCTGAAGTTATTAGTTTGTTTAAAACTTCTTTTCTTTCCTTTAGTTTTTCTAGGTTTTCTTCTATTTTTTCTATCTTCGCAACTTCTTCCTTGCTGTCCACTCTCTTTAATGACTCTAAGAGTGGCATTAGGATATTATCTTTTCCAAAGATTAGCTTGTTTACTAAAGTCACAAAAGCTAGTTTTATGTTCTTGTCTTTAATAAACTTCATGGAACATTTATTGCTATCTCTTAAGTGTTCACTACAAGTCCAGGCTATATATTTATCTTTACCATTATAGTGATGTCTTCTTTTAAAGGTTGATCCACACTCGTCACACTTTATTTTTCCCGATAGACTATATCTATTTTGATATTTTTTAGTGTTTTTTCCATTTCCTTTTGCTATAGCCCTTATCTTTATTAGGTCTTGTACTTTTTCAAATTCCTCTCTACTTACAATGGCTTCATGGTTGTCTATTATCTTATACTGGTCTTCTTCTCCCTTATTTTTATGTCTATTATAATTTTCATCTGTATAAGTCTTTTGGTAGATGACATCGCCTATATATTTTTCATTTTTTAAGATTCCATTTATAGTTGACCCATGCCAGCTTGCTCCTTTTTGTCCTTTAATCTTTCTTTTATTTAGGTTATCTGCTATTTTGTGCGTTCCCTTACCTGAAAGATACTGTTCAAATATTTCTTTTATTATTTTTCCTTCTTCTTCATTCACTTCCATCTTTCCGTCAATATTCTCATAGCCATAGGGTGGGCTAGATATAATAAACGTTCCATTTTGAAATCTTTTCTTTATGGACCATTTGTTATTTTCTGATATAGACCTGGACTCACTTTCTGCCAGTGATGAAAGTATGGATAACATCAACTCACTTTCCATTGTCCTAGTATCAATGTTTTCTTTTTCAAAATAGATACCAATGTTTAAGTCAAGGAGTCTTCTTACTATTTCCAAACAATCTGTTGTGTTTCTTGCAAGCCTTGAGATGGATTTGGTTAGGATAAAATCTATCTTTCCATTCTCACAATCTTTTAGCATTTTTAGAAGTCCATCCCTGCATTCTTTCTTTGTTCCAGTGATGCCTTCATCAAAGTATAGACCTGCAAATGTATATGATTCGTTCTCAGATATTATCTTTTCGTAGTGTGCCTTTTGCGTTTTAAGACTCACAAGCTGAGCTTCCTCGTCTGTAGATACTCTTGCATAGGCAGCAACTCTTAATATAGATTCTTCTTTTTGATTCGCTTCTATTATTGTTATCTTTTTCATCGTCTCAGCTCTCTTTCTCTCAGTGCTATATTCCCGTACAAATGAGTATATATCAAGTCTTATAGCAATAATTCTGAAAGAATAGGTCTGAATTTTTTTATGTTTTCTCTCCTAATTTTCCTATATTCTTCAAGACTGATTTCATCTAAAAGAAAGAGATCTTGAATGAATTTATCCGATAGATAAAAGTTAAGCTCTGCCTTTAAATCTCTCTCTGTATATTCAGTTTTTAAAATTTCTTTTCTGCCTTCCAACTTTTCTACTCTCATACTCCACCTCCTATGTCACAGGCAAAGAAATCAGGTCTATTTTTAACCTTAGTTTTCTTTCCTCTATATTCCTTAGGACAAAAAGAGTGTTTTTGAGTAGAGTTTATAATAAATAACGTAATTATAGTTTTGAAAAGTTACATAGAAAAAAGCCTGTAGCAAAATCGGCACAGGCTTCTTACTCACATATTATAATAGTTGGTTCACTCTTTTTTGAACAGCATAATAATCATATCCAGCATTAGTTAATTTCCTTTTTCTTTCCTCTCCATTTCCCCAGTCTCCTCTAATGACCTCTCTTGCTAATTGGTCGATTGTCTTTCCAACTGGATAAACTATCTTGCCATTAGCATCGAATACTTTTAATCCGAATCTATCGGCACATCTTTTGGCATTATCTAAATTCTTAAATGCACCTTTCTGGCTTTTTATATCAGACCAATATTTTCTAACTCTATATAGCCCACCTGTTGGTTTACTAACAGTCTTATCGCCTCTTAGTCTTTTATTTACTTCATTTGCTATATATGGAAACTTACTGCCAAGATATGGTCCTGGACAGTTAGTGTTTTTATACCACTCATGTTTTTGAAGAACACCATCCTTACCTCCAGTGTAGGTGCAAGGATAGATTCCATTTCTTCTGCAGATGTCTGTCACTAAATCAATTAGTCTATTTAAAACATAATCAGAAACTAACCATTGAGGTCCTCTCGTAGAGTTTCCTACCTCAATTGTTACCGCTCTATTGTCACACCAGGAAGATGAGGTTGTCCACGCTCTGTTAGATTCATCAACTCCTAAAACAATGACTCCATCGGATCCTAAGTTATAGTTAGCTGATGCTCGTCTTGACCTTGGCACAAATACCCCAGCAAGATTTCTACCATTTATAACTCCTGCTGCATGGTGAATAGCAATTTTTGTTATTCTTTGATTTCTTCTACCGCTATGGTTAGGTGAGAGAATTCTTGCTTGTACTAATGCACTATTACTCATTTATTTTTCCTCCTTGAATTGTTCTAATACTCTTTTTAATTTTTCTGGTACTGGCAAGCCTAGTGCTACAGAGTTTTCTAAAATAGAGAGCCCTTCATTTGCTATATAAAAAAAGATGATGGCTGTTCTTATCATTGTTCCATCACCTTTAATTAAATTTACATCACATAGGTTTGCGATACCTACAACTATAAAAATCATAATCTTTTTAGCTATCCCTTTAAATCCTATGGATGAGGATAGCTTTCTTTCAACCCCTGCTCTTAAAACTCCTGTTAGATAGTCAGCAATAACAAAAGCAAGCAGTGTGTAAATAAAAGCATCTACACTTCCAAGATAAAATCCCAACCATCCTCCGATAGCTGTAAAACATACTTTTAGTATTTCTAAAAACTTATTCATTTTATTCCTCCTCTGTTAGTGTGTAAGTTATTTTCATTGTCTTATCTGCCGTTTTTAATATTGGACTTGATAAGTTATTAATTGTTCCAAGATACGGAGTGTGCAAATATAAATTTTTATAGAGATTTCCTCTAAAAGACCCATATCCTACCCTAAACGGTCCAAATTCAATTGATGGAGTCATCATGTCATAAAAAGTTGCATTGCTCGTTTGAATGATATTATCGTCTCCATCAATCACAAACTTATATCCCAGTATATAATCACCCCATTCATAAATTCCTAAACTTGTACTTTCTCCAGATGTGTATTTCATTTCAAAATCAATGGCTATTTCTGAAACATCAACTGGATTATTTGCATTAATTTTATAGATTTTATTACAGTCATTATTAGGGACGTATAGATATCCATTCTTTAGCAAGCTATAACCATTTTTATAGGCACTATTAGAACTTGATGGGTATGATCCAATTCTATAGAGTCTAATATTATTTAATTTCCAATGATCTATCGTATAGCTACAATCATCCTTTTTTATCTTTATCCTATTTAAGTCAGTATAATTGTTTTCAAGATTTCTTATGAAGCCATAGTAATAGCCATCTTTACCATCAAAAAATCCCGATTCATACCAGTCATACGTTCCGATATTTTTATAAAAGTCTTCTATAGAGATTGTCGTCTTTTCTATATTTTGAGGAGCATTTTTAAAGATTGGATCATTTAATCCAATACTGGTTAATGGTTCTTGCATTTTTAATATTTCTAATGTTTTGTTTTCCAATGGCCAAACAGAAGTAATTGTATTATGGAGAGCATCAGCTTCTACCATACCTACGTAAACTTTCAAAATTTCATTATCTATGGATGTATAGGTGTAATTTAACCTTAAGCAAGACTGTCTGCCATAAGCATCTCCATAAAAATATCTCCCTCCTTTATAATGAGTTAGTGCAAGAGCAGATATTCTTCCATTGGCTTGCGATGTTGAAAAATCCCAAACAAATTTATATCCGTTTTCTATAGGAGTAGATTCAGTTAAATTGGCAGAGCCTCTTTTTGGTGCATCTGTTGAATTAACATCATTCGATGCATATCCAATTATCTTATTATTTGCAGGTGCTATATATTTATTTGAATTTTCATCGAGAGGAGCTTCAAATAATAAAATACCCCCATAACACTTATTTGCTATTGGGAATATTTCTTCCTTGTATTCCTCTGCATTTGTTTTATATATCGGATACATAAGCCCTGATGGATTCAGTCTTAATAAATCTGGCACAGCATTGGTTATTAAGTTTTCATCTTCATATATCTCCTTCGTATTTGTTCTCACATCAGTTAGTTCAATGACTGATTTACCCTTGAGCATTTCCTTCTTCCTCCTTATCTTTAAATTCTGTAGTGATTTCTTCTTTATATTTTCCAAGCACCAATCCTTGATATTTAAATCTTCCTACCTTCTCATTAAATACTAGTGGTCTTGGGACTTGACTTTCTACTTGGTATTCAGCCTTCAATTTCCTAAGCAGGAATGAATGACTAAGTTCTATTATCTTCCAGGATTCATCAATCTTAATCTTTCCATCCCAAGCCTCTGTAGAACCTAGAGATTGACCAGATATAGCTGCGATAGCATTATCTTTTCCAATCATTGCTTGTCCTGATTCAAGCCTAATGAGGACTGAAAAGTTGTTCATCGTCTTTTCCTGAAGTTTAGTTAGTGGGTAAAAAAGATTTAGAATGTGGTCACCACTTAGGTAGGTTTCTTTGGGAATGTGATGTTCTATTTTTGTATCATTTAAAACATAAGTAATAACTATCCTTGTTGGTATTTCTATATTTTCAATAAAGTCTAATTCTTCTACTTCCTCTTTTTCTTCAAACTTTGGAGGATCATAGGATTTTCCATCTTTATTTAAAACCTCTACTTGTTTCTTTACTTTTCTTGACACCTTTCTTGTCTTTTCTTCAGTATCACAAATTATATTTAACAAGATAGATGCATTAAAAATTGCCTCCGTTTCTTTATTGGAGGCAAATTCTATACGAATTATTGGCGTATCCGTTGTGGAAAGATTAAAGGCAGAATAGTTTGAGTAGGCATGGACTACCAACTTTTCCGATTCAATCTGATTTAATAGTCCTACTATATTTTTATCATTCTTGCTTTTGGCCTTGGATAGGTATGGATTCTTCCCAACTCCTAAAATCCTGTGTTTTCCATTTATCTTGTATTCAATGTCGGTAATAAGTCCTTCAATCTTTTCTTCTTCGTAAGAAATAGCTATCCTATCTCCAACATCGAGGCTGGGGTCTCCTATTGTTACCATATCAAAAGGTGTGTGGTGAATTTTGCAAACTTCAGTAAGAAGCACCTCACACATCCTTTTTCTTTTTTCTGGAAGTCCTAATTGCATTAAAGGATTTATTCCAAGGTTCATAGTTAGGCCATCATCATTTTCTAAAGAATAGTATTCAGCTATTTTAGTCTTTGCATTTGTTGAGTTGATGGCTGTATATCTTGTCTTAAAATCTGATATTGATGAAGAAAATCTTTCTCTTGATTTAATTTCAGTTGATATGCTTTCTGCATACTTCTTTAAAACCAACTTACCATCACGAGAGACCCCAGCAAAAGCACCAAGAGTCGATGCTATATAGTGAATAAAGTCCCTATAGGTTTCTATATCATGGTCTTGATAAATTGCCAAAACTTCCTCACCATTAACAAAAGTCTTTATCTCATCTTCTGTCATACCTAGTTCTACTTTGCACTTCTCACATGAAAGACTTAGTAATTCAAAAGCTGTACCAAAGGTATCTGTTACAGGAAAGTTCTTATCAAACCTAAGCATATAGTCATAACCTTTTAGTTCTAAAATTTTCTTAGACCTATTTGCCTCAGTGACATCAAAGATTCCCATTGGTATGGTTTCAATCTTTTTATTTTCTAATTCTTGATGATAAAAGAGTTCTAATTTAGAATCCTCTAAAGAATACCTATCTATATCTGAAAAAAGACTGATTCCAAACTCTCCAGCATAAACTGTACCTATTTCAAGTTCAGAAGATCCAGAGCAGGAACGATGGATATATCCTGATCCTTTAAGAATATCTTTATTTGTAAATGGAATGATTGTTTCATCTTTTAAGATGATATTTCCCGTCCAGTAAAAATTACGAGAGTTCTTTTTTATAACTGTTTTATATTCTTCACTTGTTAAGAACAACTTATCACCTCCATTTCTGTACATTAGTCGCTTTTTGACAAATCAAAGATTTGAAACAAAGCGACATCTGACCTAACCCAAAATCTATGATTTTGGGTTAGGTCATTAGTATTCCTCCAATGAAAAAGATACTTCCCACAATCCTTTATAAGAAGTATCTTTTATTAGTTTGACTTGAAACTTGTCTATATACATTTGTGTCTCTTTTAATTCTAATGTTTCTGTATCTAAGTATTTAACTTTTAGATTAGACTTATTAGCAAAATTACTTAATGTCATTACAAGTTTAGGACTACATGAAAAACCTACAGAAATACTTGCTACTTTGTTTCTAACAATATCCCTTTGAATAGTACCTGCCTCTGTTTCTCCGCCAGTATCTGCTTCTATATCTCTAAACTCCAAATCATAAGAATTTGGTAGAGGTAGGTCTACTCCTTCAATAATTAAATATGATTGATATTTCATTACCTACCTCCACTTCTTAAATTCTTGCGCATAGATGCATTAACAATAACTTCATCAAGGAGTGTGCCTCCAAGATAGACTGGTATGACAATATCTCCAGTATTTTCTGATTTTAAATTAATGTTTGCAAGTGCATCAGATATTTGTCTTCCTATATCAATTCCATTTACAGCAGATTCTTTATCATATCCACCTATGCCAACAGCTGATATATTTGGACTTAAAACCATATCACTTGCTACATTTTCCATCGAAGATTGAACTAATTTCCTGCTCTTTTCAATTCCTTTTGATAAGCCTTGCATGAAGTCTGGCATCCATGATTCATAATCAGTAAGTGGACCAACATCTGGAACAGAGAAGTGCAAGTAAGACCTAATAGTTGATGCCACATTCGATACTGCAGATGTCACATTGCTAATGGCACTTCTAATACCTCTTGCAATTCCGTTAATCATATCAGCTCCCCATGTATAAGCTTGAGACGCCAAATTCTTAATGTGATTAACCGCATTATTAAATCCATTTCTAATAGTGGACTGAATATTTGACATGGTAGATGAAATGCTTGATCTCATAGAATTAAAGGCAGATGATACTGCTGACTTTGCACTATTTACTGCGGAGGAGATAGTCGACTTTATAGAATTCCAAGCAGATGAAACAAAGGACTTAATGTTATTCATTGTTGATGAGATAAAGGTCTTTATCCCATTCCAGATTGATTCAAAGACCGTCTTAATAGAAGTCAAGATAGTCTCAATAGTCGTTTTTATATTGGTCCAGGATGTAGAAATAAATTCTCCAATGGCAGTGATGACTGTTGTTAAGAACTTTTTTAGTCCATTCCAAATGGTTTCTACTTTTACTTTAATTGCATCAAGAACTGTTGAAATTAAAGTCTTAATACCTTCCCAAGTAGTCTTGATAAACTCTCCAACTGCTGTAAATACTTCTGTAGTTGTAGTTGATATAGCTGTCCATATATTGGTAAAAGTTGTTTGAATTCCCGTCCAGAGGCTTGTAAAGAATTCTCCTAAACTTTGCCATAAACTCTTGGCTCCCTCAATAAAGGTATTCCAAGATTCAGTTAGAAAAGTTGTTATAGATGTCCATATACTGTTCCATCCTTCAGCAAGTCCATTCCATAGGTTGGCAAAGAAGTCCTTGATGCCTTTCCAAGTAGTCTTCACTCCTTCAATAAATCCAGACCAAAATTCTGATAGAAAACTTGTGATTTCAGTCCAGGTACTTGTCCAAGATTCTGATATTCCTTGCCATAGGTTTACGAAAAATTCTTTTATTCCATTCCAAATGGCAACAGTTGATTCCTTAATAGTTTCCCATATGGAGATGACCCCTTCTCTAAACCAGTCGCACTTCTTCCATAAAAGAACAAGACCAGCTATTACTGCACCAATAGCAATAGGAACAATCCCAATGGCTGATACTACTGCAGTGATTGCTGGTATAAGTGTCCCTGTAAAGATTCCAACTATCTTAGTTATTCCTCCTACTATTAGAGGTCCTTTGGTCATAATAGTACCTATTGACCAGATAAGTTTTCCTACAATCATAAGTACAGGTCCAAGAGCAGCTATAAAAAGACCAATACCAGCAATAATACCTTTTACTGGACCTGGAAGCGCATTAAGCCCATTTACCAGTTTTGTTAATATGTCTACTGCTTTTCTAACAGCAGGCATTAAAAGTTCTCCAAAGGATATAGCTAATTCTTCTAAGGCAGATTGTAGGATCTTTAATTGACCAGCTAGGTTATCCTGCATAGTAGCAGCCATTTTTTCTGCTGTTCCATCTGCGTTATAAATGGCATCACTCAAACTGTTGTAGTCTTTCTCACTGGCATTTATTATTGCCAACATTCCAGACATGGCATTTTTACCAAATATCATGGATGCCGCTTGTGCTTTTTGAGTTCCATCTAAATTAGCAAAGGCTACTCTAAAGGTGCTTAGAGTCTCATCAAGTGAAAGGCCCTGTACATCTTCAATAGATAATCCCAACATGGACATTCCATTAATAACTTCTTTAGTTGGTGATGCGAGTCTTGTTAGTCCAGACCTTAAAGCTGTCCCTGCTTGTGAGCCTTTTATTCCTGCGTTAGCCATTAAACCTATAGCTACTGCTGTATCTTCAACTGAATAGCCAAGTGTACCAGCAATAGGTGCAGCATATTTAAAGGTTTCACCCATTAATGAAACATTGGTATTGGCATTAGATGATGCCGCAGCAAGAACATCAGCAAAGTGAGAAGAATCTTCTGCTTTTAAACCAAAGGCTGTAAGGGCATCTGTTACGATATCTGAAGTAGTAGCTAAGTCCTCACCACTAGCTGCAGCAAGGTTCATGACTCCTTCAATACCACTAATCATATCTTTACTTTTCCAACCAGCCATGGCCATATAATTCATAGCCTCTGCCGCTTCAGATGCTGAGAACTTGGTCTTGGCTCCCATTTCACGGGCCTTTTCCCTTAGGGCATCAAAGTCGGACCCTGTTGCACCAGATACTGCTTTTACCTTTGACATGCCAGAATCAAAATCTGATGCAGTCTTTACAGCTGCTACTCCAAGACCTGCTACTGCAAGAGATACTGGCATCATTTTTCTTCCCACGTTTTCTATATTTTGCCCTGTGTTTTGCCATTTTTCTCCAGTAATAGCTATGTTTTGAAGGGTTTGATTAGTGGTTGCTCCTTGTCTTTCTAGAGACTTTAGGGCTTGTTCTGTTTCAATAATCTCTCGTTTAAGGGCATCATATTGCTCTTGGGAAATCTTTCCTTCTGCGAGAGCCTGTTCAGCTTGTTTTTGTGCCTCTTTTAAAGAGGTTAATTTATTCTTTGTTTCTTCTAAGGTCTGTCCTAATAGCTTATGCTTTTGGGAGATAAGTTCAGTGTTGCCAGGATCAAGTTTAAGAAGTTTATTGACATCACGAAGTTCAGACTGAGTATGTTTTATCTCCGTATTAACTTGTTTTAGTGCAGTCTGTAATTTGGTAGTATCTCCACCAATTTCAACAGTTATCCCTTTTATTCTATTTGCCAATATCTCACCTCCTCTTTAGAGATATATTTATCAGTGTTTTTATTGATGTTTTTATCAATTTATGCTATACTTATCTTGAGGTGATAAGTATGAATTTTGTAAAAGAATTATCCAATAAGACTGTATCCATTTCTGAATTTAATCGAGGCCTAGCTGGACGTATTTTCGATGATGTCAAAGTTAACGGTTCTAAGGTCGTATTAAAAAATAATGCTCCTGAGTGCATTCTTGTTTCCCCTGATGAATATACGAAACTCATTGATGAGCTCGAAGATGCAAGAGATCTTATGCTTGCCAATACTAGGATGTCATCAATGGATAAATCCGATTTAATTTCTCAAGATGAATTTGAAGAAGCCTTCCATATCGATTTAAATGAAGTCTCTCCTCTTGATGAGGACGAAATCGAATGAACTATAAACTATCCTTTATAAAAGAAGCCATCCAAGACTATAAAGCCTTAGATGGATCTCAAAGAAAAATTGTCGATAAAGCACTTAAGAGGATCTTAATAAATCCTCTTCCTAATACTGAAGGTGGCTATGGCAAGCCTCTTTCTAACCATTCTGATTCTAAGCTTGCTGGTCTTATGAAAATTAAACTTAAGAGTTCAGGTCTTAGAATCGTTTATAAGTTGGAAAAATCAGATGATGAAGTTCTTGTCATTATTATCGGTGCAAGAGCGGAATCCAAAGTCTATAAAGATGCTGAAAAAAGAGTAGCTAAGCTTGAAGATTAAAATTTATCATAATCTTCTTGCGTAGCTACTTCTTTGTATTTATAGTCGTCATTATTTTTTTCTGTGAACATATCATTTACAAGTCCAATTGTTAAAAGAGATAAATCAGAAACAGAAAGACCAAGTTCCACCGCCCTTAGTAGAAACAAGGGTGTAGTCATTGGTCTTTCTGTTGGTCTTACTTTTTTTTAGGAACTTCTTCCGACTTTATGTTAAGCCCCCATAACTCAATTAGCTGAGGTAGAATTTGGTAAATTGAAAAGGTTGAGAAATTATCCAACCATTCTTCTGGACTATCTGGCACAGATTTATCTCCATGCTTTGCCATTACATAGGCTATATTTTCAAATAGTTCTAATGAGCCTATATCAAGATTAGATTTATCTTCATCATTTTTCTTCATGGACTTTTCTAATTCCATTAAGTCTTTGAAGATATCTCTTCCAAATTTAAGCCTATAGATTCTTGGGATAGCTGCTGATGCACGGAAAACAACTTCTTTCCCATCGATTTGAATTTTCTTGGTTAGTGCCATATTTATTTACCTCCAACACTTGCTCTTGAAGGTGTTACTGTAGTTTCTGTTGGCATATAGACTGACTTATACCAACCATCGTAAGTTTCCTTCGTAGTTTCTTCACCTGTTCTAGCCTTTACATTTCCATTTGGAAGTGGTCTTGCTTGAATTGACAAGGTTTCTGGTTGAACTTCTCTTGATTCTTCATTAGTTTCTCCTTCGAGAGTAGGTCTTGCTGCTGAACAGTTATACATGACGTGACGGATTTTCTTTTGGTCTCCATCAAACTCAAATAACAGTGCAAAGTTTGCAGTTTCAGAGTTTGAAGACTCAATTAGAACTTTATTGGAGTCTGATTTTTCCATCAAAACATCAGTCCTAAAGGATTCTGGAATAAGAGCGATTTCCAAATCTCCGTCATATCCCATATTGTTTGAAATAGTGTAATATTCAATTCCATCTGCATAAAAGCTTTCAGGCTCTCCATTTGGATCTAATGAAATTGAAACAGCACCAGGCATTGGCACTGGTGTCTTATATTTAATAACGCCCTCTTCGGCTTTATCGAAGAGAGCGTAGTGAACATTACAAATATTAAATTTAACTTTATTAGCCATTTTTTACCTCCATAGTAAATTCATAGAGAACTTCATAAAGTCTTTCTGATTCAATCCAAACTTCAGATTTTTCATAATAGATTTTTTCTCTATCAAGGATCGCTTCTATTTTTTCTTCTAATTTTAAGTCTTTCTTATCGGTGTATAGTTCTAAGTCTATTTGGGTGTTTTTATAGAAAACTACTCCATCTGCACCAAAGTGTTTATTCTTTGGAAATAGATAAACCAAAAATGGTGGGTCTGGACTTTCTCCTTCAGCAAAGTGCGAGTATGCAAAAGGAAGTCCAATCTCGTTAATTATTTTCATTAACTTTTTCATTCTCTTAACTTCCTCATAATATTTTCTTCCAATTCTCTGATTCCTTTCTCCTCAGCTGGTCCAATATGTGGTTTAGCAGAAACTCTTCCTCCTTGTCTTAGAACATGTCCTTTTTCAAGTAGATGAGCAAGCTGGTATCTATTTCTTGAGTGAACTACAAGTTCTATTGAGTTTGAAGTTTCTTTCATAGTTTTTACAGACCAAGACTTAGAATATTTATTTGTTTCTCCTACAGGTGCATTTTCTTGTATGTCTTTTCTAATATTGCTACCAGTTTTTTTGACTTCCTTTTTTACTTTATCTGTTGCCATATCAGAATATTCTTCTAAACCTTTCATTATTTCACTGGCGAGGTTTTCAATTTTTACATTCATCTACTCACCTTCCTACACCTAAATTTTATAAGTCTATTTTTATAGTTCATAAAGTCAATTGAGATGATATTGTACTTTTCATCATCAAATAGAATTCTGTAATCTGAAGTATTAATGTTCTTCAGACTATTTTGAAATCTTACAGTAAAAGAAATATCTGACCTGTCTACTTCCATCCCTAGAAAAACTTCTTCGCCTTTACCTTGAAAAGATATATAGGTTGATGTTGTTAGATAGTCCATCCATACTGATTTATGGTTACCTATCTCATCAACTTCCACATTTTTATTTTGAAAGGTTATTTTTCTATTTAAATCCGATATTTTCATTAGAACTCAGCCTTTCTCATTCCAAATAATAAAGCCCTTAGAGTTAAGTTTAATTCAGAATAATCTGCCTCTTCTCTATGTTCATAAAGATAAGCGATCATATAGAGGACGGCTATCTTTCCATTTGGATTTTTAGAAAGGTCTTCTTCACTATCAACCCTGGCTACATCCATGGAGTGCTTTATTGATGATTGGATGAGAGAATTAATCATCTCATCCTCATCATCAAAATCCACCCTTAAATAGGACTTTGCCTCTTCAAGAGTAATCATAATTTACTCCTTAGGCAGTAGCACCGATTTTTAATAGTTTAACTGCTTCTCTTAAAACTAAGATGCCATCTACTCTTTCTTTTCCTAAGAAACCAACCATACCATTTCCAGCAAATAGTTCCTTTAAGTCTTGGAAAGATCTATTTCCCCTATCTCCAATCTTGTAATATGAAAAATCGCCAAAGGCTACTGCAAGTTTTCCTTTATCAGCTTTTGGAGCAAAGGCAGATGTGTAGGCAGGATATCCTAAAAGTCTATCTGGTTCTCCATCTTTAAGTGATGGTTGCCAAATATATGCACCATTAACATCTTTAAGCTTTCTAATTTGAGCAACTGTTGCATCATTTAAAATGAATGCCGCTTTCTTCCTATAAGGTCTGTCTAATGAGTAAACTAAATCAATTAGTTCGTCTGCGGTAATTGTTTGAGCCTTTGTTGTCACACCAAGTTCTCCACCCTTTTTAGAGTCAAAAATTCCTGTAGGTTTATTTACTCCATCGCCATTTAAGAAAGCATCTTCTTCAGCATTTGCTAGTGCTCTAGTAAATTCTTCAGTGATGTATTTTTCTAGATTAAAGGCTGCATCATAGAGAAGTTCTTCAGTTACTTTAATACCAACATGAAGTTTGTGTGCATCAAGAGATACTTGGTCGAATGTACCATCTCCAAAGGTAAGTTGACCACCTTCTTCTACCCATAGAGCAGCAGGCTTTGTAGCTGCAATATTAATTTTATGAAGTCCAGAAGTTTGAACTTTTGTAGCTAGTTTTCTTACAATATTTTCATCTTCAAGACCATTTACAATATCTGTTTCCATTTCTTCTGGAACTAAATATCCACCACTTTCATCTGTACCAACTTTTAATTCATTGGAAATATCTCTAAAGTTAGTTCTTAATGCCTTCATCATGGATTTCTTATAGATATTTCTTGCTCTCATTGGTTTTTCTTCTTCATTAAAAGTAGCAGGTTCATTTGTTAGTGCTTGAGTAGTAGGTTTTTCTAAGGATTTATCCATTTCTTCTTCCCTCTTCTTTCTTTCAATTTCACGAGTATAATTCTCGATAGTTCTTTCCATCTCTTCATAGGTTTTGAAGTCTTCGTCAGACATTAGACCATTTTCATCTTTCTTAGATTCAGCAAATGACTTTGCCTCATCCCAAGCTTTAGTTCTCTTTTCAATTAGTTCTTTTAAGTTCATATCTTTACCTCCAAGTATTTTTAATTTTGTTTAATCTTTCTTCTACTTCACTCATTGAATGAGTCCTTACCTCTTTATTTATCTTTGTTAAAAGTGAGTTTGTAACTGCTCGTCTTGAAAAGACCATGTTCGTAACTTTTTCATCTTTTCTTTTATCAGTGAGAGTTCCATCGCAAAAGCCCATCTCAATAGCCTTGTTCTTATCAAACCAAGTCTCCCCGTCCATTAGATTTGAAATCTCTTCTCTGGATAAACCTGTCTTAATCTCATAAGCATTGATGATTGATTCCTTAACTTCCTTTAACATATCTATAGCTTTTTGCATTTCTTTCGAGTCACCAATAGCTACAGTTAAAGGGTTGTGAATCATCATTAATGAGGTAGGACTCATCAATACTTCAGTTCCTGCCATAGCAATGACCGATGCTGCTGATGCTGCAAGCCCATCTATCTTAATGGTCACATTTCCCTTGTGTTCTAAAAGCATGGTGTAAATTCTTGATGCTGCAATACAATCTCCACCAGGGGAGTTGATCCACACAGTTATATCTCCACTTTTGTTTTTTAATTCTTCAAAAAAGAGCCTTGGTGTAATTTCATCATCAAACCAAGACTCTTCTGCTATAACTCCATCTATATAGAGTTCATTTGAATCCTTTTTCCAATTCCAAAATATTTTATTGTTCTTCATTAGGACTTATCTCTTCTCCTTTCTGCTGATAAAAACTACCTGCTTTATCAAGCGGTAGCATATTTCCATTTACAAGGTATAGGTCACCACCTTCTTCAGCCGATATCCTATCTAGGTTTTCTAATTCTCTTATGTCATTTGCACTCATCCACCCATTCTGTCTTCCGACAGCATATCCATTCATTCTTGATTCATAGTCTCCTCTTAGAAGTCCATCAAGATTAAATTTAATAAAGTAGGATTCCTTTTCTTTCTTTGTTAGTAGTGCTCTTTCTAAAGATTGCTCCCAACGAACAATCCAAGGATCGAGGGTGTATTTAACAAATTCAAGTGACTGCTGTTCTATATTTGAAAATGACGACTTCTCCAAGTCACCAATCATATGAGGTGGTATTCTGAATATTCTTGCTATCTCATTTAACTGAAACTTTCTAGTTTCCAAAAACTGGGCCTCACTTGGTGCTATAGCTATGGGTTGGTATTTCATTCCTTCTTCAAGTACAGCCACTTTGTTGGCGTTTTTAGGCCCCTGAAAGGCTGCATTCCACGACGCTCTAACTCTTTCTGGGTCTTTAATAATACCTGGATGCTCTAAAACTCCACCTGGTTGTGCGCCATTTTGAAAGAATGACGCTCCATAATCTTCACAAGCCATAGCCATACCAATGGCATTTTTAGCCATGGTTATTGGTGAGTATCCTATAAGACCATCAAAACCAAGTCCAGGTATATGAAGGACATCTTCTTTTAAAAGATAAACTTCTTCTGATTTGTGATTGTATTTATAGAAGATTTCTCCATCTTCACTTCTCATTACAGTCATCTTGTTTGGCATTAGTGGATAGAGGCCAATAACCTCATTTCTTCCATTACGAATTATCTGAGCATAGGCATTACCCCAAAGTAATAGATGGGTCATTAATGTTTCTCTAAAGACAAATGAAGTCATTTCAGTATTTGGTTCATCGTGTAAAAGAAAATATATGGCATGGTCTTTTGCTTTTTCCTTCGAATTGGAGTCTCCTCTTTTATATAAGTGGAGAGGAAGTCCTGCTAATGTTTCAGCAAGAACTCTCACACATGAATAAACTGCTGTCATTTGCATGGCAGTAAATTCGTTGACATTTCTTCCTACTGTTGTTCTCCCAAATAAAAAAGACGATGAAGATATCCTCTCCCCGTCTTTAGGTTTGTCTCTCGACTTGAATATTAAATTTAAAATGTTTATATTACCACCTCCTTAAAAGTAGGTATGAAAAAAGCACCTACTTTTGTAGATGCTAATAGCTTTAAAATTTAATATACTTAGTTGCTCTACCGCTACCTAATTGTTTAATTAAGCCACTGTCTTTTAATTCTTTTAATGCTCTTTCTATAGTTCTTTGAGAAATGTCTGGGCAAAGTACTACTATATCTGATTTAGATAATGGTTCTAAGGAATTATCAAATATCTTCATCACTCTATCTGAAGAAGTTATAGATTTTTCTGCTATTAGTTTAAATCTTTCATCACACTGGCTATATGCTTTGTAGATGACCGAAAGCATATATCTTATAAATGGTAATTCATCACTCGTACCGTCATGCCAATCTTCACTTGAAGCTTGCAATTCTTCATAGTAAATATCTTTTGTCTCTTCAATAATCATTTCTAGTGAAATATATTTTCCTACAAAAAATCCATTTTTATAGAGTAGTAGCAGAGTTAATAGCCTTGACATTCTACCATTTCCATCAGCGAATGGATGGATACATAAAAAATCATGAATCACAGTTGGTATTAGAAGTAATGGCGGGATTTCTAAACTAACAGCTTCATTATAAGCCTCAATCATTCTATCAATATATATTTCTGTTTCAAAAGCTGATACAGGCTGAAATCTTACTTTTTTCTGACCAAGGGAATTTACTTCAACGATGCTATTATCCATTGTTTTAAATTTTCCTTTATGGCTTTCCCCTGAATAAGAATAAAGCCTATTGTGTAGGGTCAAAATATTGTTTTTTGTGAATTCTATATTGTCATAGTTTTCATGAATGATATCTAAAACTTCTCTGTAACCATATATTTCTTCTTCATTTCTATTCTTAGGTTCACTTTTTTTATTCATCAACTCTTCTAGTCTGGTATCATTTGTTGAAATACCTTCTATTGCATTAGATGATTTAGTGGACTGAATTTTTGCAACCTCTATCATTTTATCGAGAACATCGGAAAAATTAGCTACGTATAGCTCCTGTTTTCCTTTATATTCATAGATCTTTGATATTAAATCATACATTTTTGCAGGTATATTTAAATTTAAAAGCTTTGAATAATTAAATTCTCTCATGTTCTATCACCACCTTCCTCGCCATTATATCGTATATGGCGTATATAAATCAATGCTGGCGAGATTAATTTCGCCATTTTAATAAATTTGGCTATGATAAATCAAAAATAGCGAGATTAAAAAACAATCAATCCCCTATCATCATAAACTGATTCACTTGTATCATTTCCACATCTTATCGCTCTATCAAGGGCCATGATTGTAGCAATTACTCCATCTATCTTTTCTGTAGATTTTTCCTTATCTGCTTTTATATTTCCAGCAGGGTCAGTTCGTATAAAAATATTATCCATCATCCACCTTAGAACTGGATGACCCCCATGGGCTATTCTTCTTTCGAGAGTTAGTTTCATTAATTCTTTTGTTGGCGGAGACATGTCTTTAAATCCTTGACCAAAAGGAACGACTGTAAATCCCATGCCTTCTAAGTTTTGGACCATCTGAACTGCTCCCCATCTGTCAAAGGCAATTTCTCTAATGTTATATATCTCACCTAAGTCCTCTATAAATTTTTCTATAAAGCCATAGTGGACTACATTGCCTTCTGTTGTCATAATATAGCCTTGTTTTTTCCATAGGTCATAGTTCACATGATCTCTTTTTACTCTTATATCAAGATTATCTTCTGGCAACCAAAAGTAAGGAATGATTTGATATTTATCATCTTCATCTATTGGAGGAAAGACTAAAACAAAGGCTGTAATATCCGTTGTAGATGATAGGTCAAGTCCACCATAGCAAACTCTACCTTTTAATTCTTCTTCATTAATAGCAAAATTACATAGGTCCCATTTTTCCATAGGCATCCACCTAATTGTTTGCTTGACCCATTGGTTAAGCCTTAGTTGCCTAAAGGCATTTTCTTCAGTTGGATTTTGCTTAGCCGATTCACAAGCTTGTCTTACTTTTTCTATTGGTACAGTTATTCCAAGAGAAGGGTTCGCCTTATGCCATACTTTTTCATCAGTCCAATCATCTTCTCTATCTGCTCCATAAATCACGGGATAAAAAGTTGGATCAGTTTTTCTTCCTTCAAGTATGTCGACTGCTTTTTGATGTGTTTCGTAGCAGATTGATTTTGTATCTGTTCCAGCAGTTGTTATGAGAAAATATAGGGGTTGGGTTCTTGCATCACCAGAGCCTTTTGTCATTACATCAAATAACTTTCTATTAGGCTGAGTATGAAGTTCGTCAAAGACGACACCATGAATATTAAATCCGTGTTTGGAATAAGCCTCTGCAGATAAAACTTGATAGAAAGAATTAGTCGGCTTATATATCATTCTCTTTTGAGATGCTAGAATCTTTACTCTCTTAGAAAGTGCTGGAGACATTCTTACCATATCAGCTGCAACATCAAAGACAATGGTTGCTTGTTGTCTATCGGCAGCACATCCATAAACTTCTGCTCTTTCTTCTCCATCGCCACAAGTAAGGAGGAGTGCTACAGCAGCTGCAAGTTCAGACTTTCCCATCTTCTTTGGTATTTCAATATATGCAGTATTGAATTGTCTATATCCCGTATCTTTTACAATTCCAAATAAGTCTCTTATGATTTCTTCTTGCCAGTCAATAAGCTTGAAATCTTTACCTGCCCATCTACCCTTTGTATGCTTCAGACATTCTATAAAGGTGACGGCATAGTCTGCTTTGTTTTTATCATAACGTGAGCTTTCAAGCATAAATCTAGTTGGTTTATATTTCATTTGACCTCCTTCCTTGAAAAATAGGCATAAAAAATAGCCACCTGATTGTGACTTCTACTACGACAAATAGAGCCTAAACTCTATTTGGAATTTTATTTTTATCTTTGTCTTGCTGTGTTTAATTCTTTGTAAGCTTTTTTAAGTTCTCTTTCTAGTGTTTCTGATTCTGCAAAAAGTTGAAATTCTTCTTCATTTAGGTTTCCTTGTGACTCTTTCCAAAGTTCTTCATGAAGTTGATCTGCACATTTCTTTGCTGTTCCTGCTATATCTAAAAGGTTAATGGCTGCTCCAATCTTGCCTTCTTTTGATTTTTTTATTGAGTTTTCTGCGTATCTTTTGCAAGCTTTGACTTCTGTTTCTAATCTTTCTAAAAGGTCTTTTTTCATGGTTTTACTCTCCTTTGCTTTTGTTGTACACATATTCCCGTATAGGAGAGTATTAGTCAAGTCTTTTATGCCTATAAATCGGCTATTTTTCAATCTTTTTAAAGATTATCTATAAAGTCGTCAAACCACTTTGCTCCAATCTCAAGCCTTATCATTGGAAGTCTTCCAAGCTTATTGTATTTTAAACTTACTATTCTTAAATCTTCAGGAAGGTTAGTTTCGTAAAATTCGTTAATTGTTTTTCCCATTGTGATGTAAATAGTGTCATCTTCAAGGTAGTCTTTTAAATAATCTTGGAAAGCTAAGTCTCCATTTTCTCCTTCATAAAGTCCAAGCATTGTAATTGCTGAAGAGCCGATTAACTCATTTAAATCTTCCTGTGTTTTCATGTATTTGTATGCCATATTTTTCTCCTTATCTTTTTTTGTATGTACATATAACCGTACTGTCAAAAATAAGTCAAGTTAATTAAGGGATATAATGGCTATATTTCAACCTTTACTCGATATTTTTTCTATTCTATCCACTCTGAAAATTACATTTAATGTTGAGCCATTATCCCATTTTACTAGGATTGATCCAATGGCATCCACCCCATAAACTGTGCCTAAAGTTCCAGCTGGAGGTGCTTGGTCATCTTTCATTTGGATTAGTTTTACTCTTGTACCTACTGGGTACGTCTTTTTTAATTTTTGTATAATTTCCCTTGAAATCATCTAATCACCTCATAAACATACATCACTCAAATACTGATTTATATCAAGTCAGATTAATAACATCTTTATACTTATACTCTTTGCCATCCCTTAATAAGTTTATCTCCTCATCACTACCTACTAAATTCAAATATCTTTTAACTGCTACATCAACAAATTTTGGCTCTATCTCTATTCCATAGCAGATTCGATTAAGTTCTTCACAGGCAATCAGAGTCGATGCACTTCCTAAAAATCCATCAAGGACTAAGCCATTCGTTTGTGTAGATTGTTTAATTAGGTAGGCAATGAGAGGTACTGGTTTTGATGATGGATGACCACATCCTTCTTTTTCTGAATCTTTAATTCCATCGAATTCAAAGACTGCTGTTTGTTTTTGATCTCCATACCAGTTATGCTTTCCATCTTTTCTCCAACCAAAAATAATAGGCTCCATATTAAATTTCCAATCTGTCCTCATAAAAGGAGCTCTAGGCTTTTTCCAAATAAGTCCTGCACCAACTTTAAAACCTGCATCTTCAAAGGCATCATAGAATACTCTCGCTTTCATTGTTGCATAGAATTCATAAATAGATGCATCTTTGGCCATTGCCTCTTTAAAATTTGTGAAGACCTTCATTAAAAATTCATAGGCTTCCTCATCATTAAGATTGTCATTTTTGATTGTTCCCGATTTGTTTTTCAAATCTACAAAATAGGGTGCATCGGTACAGACCAGATTGACCTTTGTATCATTTAGCAGCTTTTCAAAAGTCTCCCATTGAGTAGAATCACCGCAAATAACTTTATGACTACCTAAAGTCCAAATATCTCCAGTCTTTGAAAAAGTAGGTTTTTTTAGTTCTTCTTCAACATCAAAGTCATCATCTTCAGCCTCTACACCAAGGTCAAAAAGACTTGATAATTCATCTGGTGAAAAACCAGTAAGTTCTACATTAAAACCATAATCTTCTAGAGATTCAATTTCTACTCTTAGTAGTTCTTCATCCCAACCAGCATCAAGAGCCATTCTGTTATCAGCTAAGATATAGGCTTTCTTCTGCGCCTCATTTAAATGGTCTGCAAAGACACAAGGTACTTCTTTTATCCCTTCTTCCTTTGCCGCCATAATTCTTCCATGACCAGCAATCACTCCGTAGTCTTTATCAATAATTACAGGATTGATGAAACCAAACTCTCGAATTGATGAGCGTAGTTTATTAATCTGATCTTGTGAGTGAGTTCTTGCATTATTTACATAGGGTACAAGTTTTTCAATATCAACTAATTTCATTTCTTTGGTTGTAATCATATAAGCCCCCACTTAGCAAATTCTTCAAAACCACCAATAGAGTTAATGTAGTTTCTAGCAATTTCTACAATTTCAGAATATGGTCTACCATCAACAGTTTCATCCCCGATTGCACAGGATAATTCAATTTCTCTATTTTCTTCTTGTGTCTTTAGGTGGACATAAATATTAACCGATACATCAGCCTTGGATAGGTCTTTACCATGAAGACCCCCACCAGTTACTGCTCGTCCCATATCAGAACCGAGTTTTCTATTAGTTGCTCCAGTATCAACATTGTACCCCCCAGTCCAATCCCCCAATGGATTTACAATTGCTCTTGGATAAATTGATTTTAAGATTTCTGTAGATACATTTGACTGACAAATAATAAGTTTATCCCCATCGAGGATGTATTTCCCATCGTAGGGATAATTAGAATAGATTTCACGAGCAATTAAAGATAATTTATTTTCTTCATCTGATGTAGGCACTCCTTTAAATATTCCATTATCCCCACATCTAATCTTTTCTTTTTGATTGTTCGATAAGTGAATGTCTTGCTCTACAATTTTTACATCGGCTTTTACTTCTCCTGCTATTCTATTAATAGCTGATTTGATTTCTTCAACATCTAACTTGCAGTCCGTTTCAATAATTACATGACAATTTCCATGCCCCAGCAAAACTTCGACTGCTATTTTAGGATTATCTTTTGCTTTATATGCTAAATCTACAATTGCACCTGCAATACAATCTGCCTGTTTGTCAGGGTGCTTTGGATTTACTTTTTCAAACATTTAATCACCTTACTTTCTACTCCTTAGTAATTTTTCCATCATATCTTCTCCATAATCTTCATATACTTCCGTGCAGTTTTCTTTCACTATGTCATAAATTTCATACCATAAAAGGTTGGCTGTCTTTTGAAACTGACTAGACATCTGTACAAATGGAGATGCAATAACTCCTCCCGTAGTAGGATGCTTTCCTAAAAGTCCAAATTGACTTATTGCCTCTTCACATTGAATGTATCTTGCAAAAGCCTGGGAGTAGGATTCTAATAATCTTGGATTTACTAAGTTTTCACAGTTTCTCTGTTTTAACCAACTCCAAGTCTCTTTATATATTTCATCTGCACCTAATGGTATGCCATTCTTTTGTTTTGCAGATAGATAGTCACTAGGTGTTGGCATATCTGCTCCATCAAGAACTGCTCCATCTGGTAAGTCAACAGCATCTATTTCTTCTGGCGTGAATGTTGGAATATCATTCATTAGTATTTCTACTTTTTTACCTTTTTCTATTTTTTCAGCAGCAGGCTGTGGTTTCCCTCCTGCTTTTACTCTTCTTCCACCTCTGTATGTTCCGTCTTTAGCGATACTATCACCTCCTAGTTTATTATCTTCTTTAATAGGGCCTTTGAACCCGTTTTTTTGTGTGTGAGAGGGCGGCACCGTTGGTAGGGAAATCAGTCCTAGAGATTGTTACCGCCCCTCATCATCTAACAAATATCTTTTTCCCATGTTCTGCCCCTAGTTATATCTGATACATGCCTTTGACTTATATCAAACCAAGTTGCTAATTCTTTTTGCTTATATCCAAACTTATCTAGCCAACGAATTTGAAAAACTTGTTTTAACTTAAGTTTAGAACCATTGGCATTTTCTCCGTGTCTTAAGAAAGCTGCTGTACCATGTTTAATTGAGTCCAGCATATTTTCTTGCTGAGTTCCCCACTCCAAATTCACTACTCTGTTATCTAAGCGATCCCCATTCAAATGTCTACATACATAGTTGTCAGGTCTATATCCTTTGAATGCTTGTAATACTAATTTATGAACTGGTTCTTTGTGCCTTCTTACTGGGGAGTTGTTGTCCCTTACAATTACATGTAAATAGTCTTTATGAATTCTTTGACTGATCTTTACTTCTACACCACTTCTCATAGAATAAATATTTCCATATTCATCAGCATAGTAACCTGAATAAGAGGGTATTGGTTTCTTAACTATTTTCATTCCATCTATCTCCCATCTCTGCATGAATCTTTGAGTGACATGATTTACAAAGACTCATAAGATTATCTTCGTCATTAGTTCCACCACGAGAAAGAGGAAGTATGTGATGTACTTCCTCTACCTTTGTCATTCTATTCTCTTTTAAACACATCTCACAAAGTGGATGTTCACTGACATATCGTTTTCTTATAACCCTCCATGCTTTTCCATAACGCTTATGAGTTTTAGGATCTCGTTTATATTTTTCATAGTTTTTGTTATATTCTCTCTCATGCTTCTTGCAGAATCGTCCATCGACTAACTCTGGACAACCTGGATGTGAACATGGTCTCTTGGGTTTACTTGGCACTTTATCACTCCATAAAGAAAGCCTCGAAGATTAAATCTCCAAGGCTCGTTTTATTATTCTTTTGCTATTCTAACTATACTACAACTACTTACTCTCATTCTATCAACTTTACTCTCCACTTGACTTTTTCATTAGAAGAAAATATAATTTAGTTAGAAAGTATGAATTTCTAACTAAGGAGGTTTTGTTATGTTGGTTGAACTAAAAGCTAAATCACAAGTTACTATCCCAAAAGACATAGTAAATTCTATGGAATTAAATCAAGGTGACCAATTTGAAGTCATAGAAGATAACGGAAAAATTGTACTCGTTCCAGTTGCAATCTATCCAGAACACGTCATAAAAAATTTAAAAGCTGAAGTAAAAGAAATTAAAGAATCTATAAAAAATGGGACTCAACCTGTTTTTGATTCTATCGACTCTCTATTCGAGGAGTTAGACAAGTAATGTCCTATAGAATTACTTATTCGAAAGCCTTTAAAAAACATTACAAAAAACTATCTGATACTGAAAAGAAACAGACTAAAAAGAAACTTAAATTTTTCGTAGAAAATCCTACTCATCCATCTTTAAGAACTAAGAAGATACAATGTACGGATGGAATATGGGAATCTTCTGTTAATATGGATATTCGCATTATTTGGTTCTATGAAAATAATGAATTGATATTTCTTTTAGATATTGGACACCACGATATCCTGGACAAGTTTTAAAAATAGTATTATAATAAAAACACGAATTGAAAATGAAAGTTTTACGGGTGATGCATTTATGCGTCACCCGATTTTTTTATATCTCTATATTTTTCAAAGCCTTACTATGAAGTCTAAAGATATGCTGAATTGAGTAATTCATCTCAACTGCTATCTTCTCCCAAGATTCAAAACAAAGATATCTTTTTTCTAAAACCACTTGAAGTTCTTTATCTTCAATCTTTTTTATTGTTCTTACGATCTCTTTCTTTAAATCTACGAGTTTATCTATATCCCTATTAATCTCTTCTTGGAGATCTACAATCTTAACAATAGTATCTTCAAGTTTAGATGTTCCTCTGTTAGGACTCTTAGGCATATCAGATAAGGTGGATGTTGCTTTCGTAGCTAGAGCGTTTAGTGATTCAACTTGCTCTAGCTTACTGTTAATTCTCTTATCTAAATAAAAAGCTTGCTTTAAATATTCTTTTGCATTCATTTCTTACCTCCATAAAGTTTTGAGGTAAGTTCTCCATAGAACTCCTGCTAGTATATTAAGCTTATCAAATGTTCTTAGTGACATTCTATGACATTAACTCTCTAGATTTGCTTTTACTGCCTCTATGAGTGCAGCTTGTGTTTTGTTCTTATTTTCTAATGCTTTCATTACATCTTCATCAATAGTTCCTTTTGCTAAGATATGATGAATTACAACTGTTTCTTTCTGACCCTGCCTGTAAAGTCTGGCATTGGTTTGTTCATAAAGTTCTAAAGACCAAGTAAGAGAAAACCAAATAAGTGTTGAACCTCCAGTTTGTAGGTTAAGTCCATGGCCAGCAGATGCTGGATGGATAATTGCTACAGGAATATTACCTTGATTCCATTCTTTAAAATCCTTACTTGCCTTAAGTTCTCTTACATCAAACTTATCTTTTATTCTTTTCAAATCTGACTTATACCAATAAGCGATAAGAACTGGTTTACCATTTGCACCTTCTATTAAATCTTCCAAGGCATCAAGCTTTCTATCGTGAATATGAATCGTATTTTTATCTTCATCGTAAACAGAACCTGATGCCATTTGCAGTAACTTATTAGAAAGGGCTGCAGCATTGACTGCATCTATATCTTTATCCTTAATACTAACGACCAAGTCTTTTTTTAAGGTCTCGTAGATATCTATTTCTTTATATGATAGATTTACAAAGACTTCATTGTTTATCTTCTCTGGCATTTTTAGGTAATCTTCAGCTTTCATAGAAACTGTGATATCTGATATCTTTTCATAGATTGCATCTTCAGCAAAAGGCAGTGGTTTATATGAATATATGATTGGTCCATTTCTCTTATCTGGTTTGAAGTAGATTTCCCTATACTGACCAATAAACCTTCCAAGTCTCTCTCCCATATCAAGCAGTCTAAACTCAGCCCATAAATCCATTAGTCCGTTAGATGATGGAGTTCCAGTAAGACCAACTATTCTTTTTACCTTTGGTCTAACTTTCATCAAGGCTTTAAATCTTTTTGACCTATGAGACTTAAATGATGATAGCTCATCAATTATAATCATGTCGTAGTTAAATGGTAGTTCGTTCCTATTTATTAGCCAGTCTATATTTTCCCTATTGATTAAATAAATGTCTGCTTGTTTATTTAATGCTTTTATTCTTTCTTTTTCACTACCAATTACTACTGAATATTTTAAGATATCAAGGTGGGACCATTTTTCTATTTCTTCCTTCCAGGTATCTCTGGCAACTCTTAATGGTGCTACAATTAAAACTTTAGAAATTTCAAAAGAATCAAAGAGTAAGTCTTTTATAGCCGTTAAGCTTATAACCGTCTTGCCGAGACCCATGTCCAGTAGAAGTGCTGATTCTTCATTTTCTTTAATAAACTCAGTAGCATATTTTTGATATTTGTGTGGAGTGTATTTCAATTAGTCACCTCCAATCCTCTTTATTATTTCATCAATGTTTTCTTTGGAATCAAGAACATAAACCTTAAAACCTAAGTTTTTAAATTGCCTTATTCTCTTTTTCTGGATTGGTCTTGGTTCTCCTCCAGGTCTTTTTGTTTCAACAAATCCAACCTTTCCTTTAGGAAGAAGTATTATCCTATCTGGTATTCCCGTCATTGAAGGAGATGTAAACTTAAGACATAGACCCTTATTCTCTTTTACTCTTTTAACAAGGGCAGATTCAATCTCTTTCTCTCGCAATTTTCATACTCCCTCCATGCGTTCTCAAAAGTCATCATACAATCATAACAAGCACCCTGGCTTTTTAAATAATTTTTAATCAGTCTTTTCCAGCCTTTAAATTTCCCCGTTTTATTTTTAGGAAAGTCTCTATCTTGCTTCATATCTCTTGCTAAATCTCCTCTTGGAGACTTTTCATTTAAGTGATTTTTCATCATGTAGTTATAGAAATTCATAAATCCTCCATTTTTTTAAGTGTTGTATAGTGTAGCTATATATAAACCTTTTACACGAGAGAATAAAAATAATATATAAAAGAAAGTAGGCTATAACTATTCACACCATACAAAATGCGTATATTAAGCCATTTAAGTGTTAAGTCAAGTGTAAATAGTCATGTCTATTTGTAGTTTAGTGTATACATTTTTCATTAATTAAGAAAAACTTTTTTCTATACAATCATCTTTATTTAGCCTATAAATGCTACACTAAGATGCATTTATAAAAAGTCGTCTACTGACTCCATTAAATCATTGATGCTTATACCGCTCCATTCAATTCCCCTATTTGTCCTTTTCTTTTCATAACCTTCTGCTATAAGGGCTCTTGAAAAATCTCTATTGTTCCTAATGTATTCTCCGTTTGAACCAGCCCACTCACGATAAACTTGGTATAACCTTGCACTCATTTCTTTATAATTTGTCCCTTTTATGCATTTATCTGAAATAAAATGGTTTATCCAATCATTCTCTTCCTTATATGAGCTTTTAGCATCATCTACAACACTGCACTTTGGATATTTAAAGCCTGCATCTATATATTCTCTTGCTCCTTCAATCATCCACTGTAGAATTGCTCCTCCTGCTTTTTCTAGAAGCTTATCTATATAATCTGTCTTGGGATTTTTAATGGCAACAGAAAATGGAGCCACCACAATTCTTCTCCAGGTTCCTCTATCATTAGATCCCACCTTTGGTAGATGGTTTGTATAGAGAATAGTAGAATGCGTTGGTGTAAATGAAAAGGGTGCATAGTATTTTCTTTCTGCTGAAATATCATCAACACTTGCTATCTGCTTTAGCATAGAGCTTGATAATCTTTGACCCTCTTCTGTTTCAGAGGCTAGAATAAATCTCTTACCACATAACTCAGCAAGATCAACCTTCACATTCTTTGCTCTTGTTGTTAAAGACTCAGCTGGGATTTTACCTGCATAGTCTCCAAGAACGTGAGCCTCTGAGTTAAAAACAGTAGACTTCCCATTTCCTCCATCTCCATAAGCTATAAGGAGTGCTTCTTCATAAACATGACCTATTAATGTCGACCCTGCATGGTACTTCAAGAAATTAATAAACTCATTATCTCCACCAGTTACATCCCTTAAAGTAGATAGCCACATATCCATATTATCCTTACTTGGAGCTAGGGCAGTCATCTTCGTGCAGTAGTAAGACGGGTCATGCTCTTTTATTTCACTTGTTTTCAAATCAATAACTCCAACAGGTGTATTTAAAATAAAAGCATCTGCATCAAGTTTTTCATTTTTAACTTCTAACAAAGACTTAGCTAATTTTAATATTCCAGATACTTTTCCGTGGTCGTTCATTTTTTTAGCAAAATTGAGATAGGCTTTTGCACTATTTGCTTTTAACTTTGCTTGTACTTTTTCTTCCTTACTTCCCATCATTTCAGCATCTGCTAATTCTTGATATGTCTCTTTAAATTCAATGCTTGCATTTTCTAAAACTTTTTTGGCAGTCTCCATATAAAGACTCATTACTTTTAGTTCAGAATCTTCCCATTTCTTGCCCGTCCAATAAAGCCAGCCTTGAGATATCGTGTAGATAGCTTTATCTTTGTTATGCTTAGTAAAGATTTCAGCCATTGCTATATCTGTAAGTTTCTCTGGCTTATATTCCTCATATCTTTCATTGTATTCTTCAGGTGGCACATAATCTTCACTTGCTGCTACCTTTTTATAGAACCTACAAGCAGACCTCCATATTTGTTCCAGTTCATCATCTGGGAGTGGTGGTGAGCAAAGACTAGCTTTTTTATCGAATAATTCTCTTGCCTCATCTGTCTTTCCATATCGAATTAAAACCCTACCTGCAAAATGATTCATGGTTGAATTTCTAGAGCCTTGCTGAATCAAGTCTTGAGAATTGTCAAAATCTTCAAAGTTATCTTTTAAGACTTCTGTTATATATTTTCTCCCCCTAACTATTTCAACAGCAGGATTCTTAACTCCAAAGAAAAACCTCGCTCCATCTAAGGCATTGCCATCAAAAAAAGTATAAGTTTCCGCCAACCTTTCTTTTATACCTACATACTCAGCTAAATTTGTGATCTTAGGAATTGGAAAATATATATGCATCCTTGGTCTTGCAGCTTTTCCATTTTTTTCTTTTCTATGGTTTCTGCTGTAAACTATGGCAAATTTAACTCCGTCAAATATTCTCTTTAAATCTTTAGCTGAAATCCAGTCATCTGGATTTTCTGAATGGTCGTTGTCTATATCCATGGGAACACATTCCGACTCTATAAAATTATCATTGGACCTGTAGGAGTTTTTATACTTAGCCATTACATGATCAAAACTCGCTGCTTTCTCAAAAGACCTAACATCTACTGCATTAACCTCATTTGGATAAACACAGTTTGACTCCACTCCTATTTGATTTGAGGTATATATTTTCAATTAGGCTACCTCCTTTATATATCGAATCTTCATTTTTCTCTTCTCAGCAACTCTTATTTCTTCTGCCATTCCAGGACTTATCTTGTCACCAAAGACCCATACTTCTTCACATTTTCCAAGAAGGACATAATTAAAATGCATGGCAAGTCTTCTCTCACTTTCATCACTCATAAACTGAGGAAATAAAAGATGCGGTGCTATGGGAATATTTCCTTTATCCAAAGCATAGCGAGAGTACTTCTGTGCCTTGATTACATTATTTTCTACATCTCCAGAAAATGGACTGCAGATATATACCAGGGGATAGTATCTCTTCTCTGCATTTTTAATTGCTTGATAAGGAGTGGGGTCCTTGCACCCACTCCCGTTGTATAGTTCCTTATTCATAAATATCCCTCATTGTTTCACTACAAGTATTACAGCAAACTTGGGTAGAAACTAAATCTCCCTCTTCCAATACTTCAACTAAATCGACTCGAACTTCTTTTCCACACTTTGGACAGGTGCAAAATACATTCTCATCATTTATTTCAATGCTTACTTCCATGGCATCATTTATTTTTTCTTTAACATAAAACATGAATAACCCTCCATTAGTCTTTTTTATAAAATTCACTTTCAAATCCATCTGCATCTAAGATAAGTCCAGGTGCCCAACTAGGAACTAAAGACATAATTTGATTTATTTCTTCGATACTAGATGAATCACTTTCTATTACAACTTCATCATGAATATGCATGACGATATTAAATCCTTTTTTCTCAAGTCTCATCATAGCCTCTGCTAAAATATCTCTGGCTATTGCTTGAACTATATTTTCTACAAATTTTCCTCCGTAGGATTCTATCTTGTCCCACTTATTTCCTACTACGATTCCTTCATAGACAATTGACTCTCCACCGAATCGATTCATCCCGATTTTTGCTTTTGGATAAGCAAGTCTTCTTTTTGAGGGTAGTTGTATAAAAAGAATGCCTTTTTCATAGCTAATAACTAGGTTCTTGTATTCTTCTTTACTTCTAGTCTTTACAACTCTTTTTACGACTGCATCTATGTCCCACCACAAGCTTACGATGTTAGGATTAGCCTCTCTCCAAGAATCGACTATTGATTGAAGTTCATCTTCAGATAGCCCCATTTCTATAGCACCCATAGCCTTAAGCGCTCCCACAGAGCCACCATAACCACAAGCAAGCGTTGCTACCTTACCTTTTTGTCTTAAGTCTCCATTTACTCCATGTTTTACAACAGGCACACCAAACATCTGACTTGCTGTAGAGCAGTAGATATCTTCTCCATTTTTAAAGGCATTAAGCACCCAGTCTTCTCCCGCAAGCCAAGCTAGAACTCTTGCTTCAATTGCTGAAAAATCGGAAACTATAAATCGGCATCCCTCTTTTGGAATAAAGGCTGTTCTTATCAGTTGGGATAACACATCGGATGGTGAGTCATAAAGCATTTCTAAGCTTTCGTATTCTTTATTTCTTACAAGACTTCTTGCAAGGTCTAAATCTTGTAGGTTATTTCTCCTCAAATTTTGTACCTGGATAAGACGTCCTGAATTTCCTGTAACCCATACTCTTCCATTTCTCCTCACTAAAAAGAAACCTGTTGGAGTCATAGCACAGTAGACCATTCCCGTATAGTCTATTTTCTTTGCTTTTCTTTGTATTTGATGTGCGTTTTTAGGTCTTAACCAAATGTCTAATATATATGCATCTTGCCAATTGTTATGAACTTGCGATCTTTTCTTTATACTCATTTGACATGCTCTACCACTTAGATGAGCAAAGGCCTGTATTATATCTGCATTTTTCCTATTTACTGTAGAATACTGAATGCTGTTTTTAGCACTTTGATATCCGTCCCAATGAACAAGTTCATCAAAGAACACGTCTGCACTTTCATCAAATAGCCATGTGTCAAATGTTTTGTTTTCAAACATTCTAAGCCACAAAGGTAGGTGTCTAGAGTAGATAGTAAAAACATATCTTTTCTTTGACTTATCCATGTATTCTTTCAAATTAAAGCAAATTTCTGCTTTTCTCAAAAGACTTTTACATCTTTCAACTTTTCTAAGTTTTGAAAAAGAAAGTTTTATATTTCCTTCTGCAGTATAATGTCCATCCGCTTGAATCATAATAAGAACTCTAAGCTGAATATGATCTAAATTTGACTGAACTTGTCTATATCCAGTAAATGGAATAGCTGGATGTGCATAATTTAGCATCTCGGATATTTCTCCAACTCTCCACTCACTCTTATAATGATTTTTAAAATACATCTTGTGTTCAGTTGTGCTTATTTGAGATATTCTTTTATCTTCATAGAAAACCATTTGTCCACTGAATGGAAACTTAACCATTTCAGACTTTTGAAAAGATATTTTTTCTCCTATGGTATTCCAACAAGCAATGTTCCCTCCATTCCATTTATCAAGTCTAACCCAGCCTTTATCAGTTAAAACTTCGTGATCTCCAGTTAAACAATATCTTCCTGTACGATTTGCCCCATAAAATTGAAGGAGCCCTCTCACACGTTTGTCTTTTCCTTTTACATTTTTCATAGCATCATATTTTCTAACTGAAGACTTAGATAATTCCTGTCTAAGTTCCAAGACTTCTTTAATATCTCCTTCAGCGTTTTTAAGAGCAGACTCTACATCCTTTTTAGCTAAGGAATCTATCTCTAAGCCTTTCTCATTTAGCCATTCTTTTAACTGCATGGGAGAATTTGGATTCTCAAGACCAGTTAATCCTATGGCTCTATCCATGTTTTCATCTCGTAATATCTCATCAAATTTAATGGCTGAATCAACTAAAACTTCATCAATCAAAATCCCTCTATCGTTGATGTTTTGATCTATCCAGTAGTTTTCCAATTCTGATTGAGGCATAGGAAAAGCTGATAATTTTTTCTTTATCTCCATTTCTGTTTCCACATCTCTTTGGTTATATTCCTTAAAGGTAGACCACTTTTCTAAATCATGATGTGGTAGATTTCTTGTCCTCATTCTATTGGTCTTAGTTGGTTTACAGGGAATAGAAAAGTATCTTATAAGAGCCTTGCCTTCATTCATCTTTTGCTTATCTAGTTTTAAAACTTCTCCTACTTTTTCAAGGGATAGAGGTAACCCTATATAGGCTGACCAAATCATGGTGCAATACCAACCTTGAGGTTTTAGTCTCTTACCTAAAAACCTAGATAGACACACCCTTTCAAAGTTTGCATTAAAGGCCCACTTTTCTATACTTTCATCACTAAGTGCTACTAATATTTCTTCAGGAATAATCTCTCCACTTGCTAAATCTACTACCTTAACTTCTCCATCATCAATAGAATAGGCAAAGAGGAGGATTTCAAAATCCTCACTCTCGGCATATTTATATACACCACTTTTACCTAAATCAACTGAAGAATAGGTCTCAAGATCTATGGACAATTTCTTCATAGCTATCACTAAGCTTTGTTAATTCTGCTAAATTATTTTTTCTATCTTCTTTTATTTGTTTTTCTATTTTTCTGATATCTCTATCTAGTTCTTTTAGCTGAGCTTGTAAAAATCCAAGCTTATACCATAAAAAGGACCAAATAGCTAAAACTATCGCTGTAATTAAATAGTCCATTTCTACCTCCTATGCTAAGAAATCTTCGTCATCATCGTCCATAGCATCGAAGTCATCTTCTGCATTAGACCTATTTCCTAGAGGTTGTCCATCTCTTAGTTTTTGAATATTTCCAAGGCCAACAGCCACTCCTTTATTGCCATTTACATTGTAGGCATAGAAGTTAAGAGATACCCTTGCATAAACCCCTGAGTAGACTTCGCTCCTATCAAGAATTGGCTCTACATTTCTATCCACAATTTGAGGTGCTGTCATAGAATTGGCATTTAAGAAGTATGCATCTGCATATGCCTCATCATCTTTTTCTGTGTCACCATCTCTTAATGGAAGTTTGATAGCTTTCTTATTAGGTTTCTTTCCATTGAATTTAGAAAGTCCTTCATCAATAGCAGCATCTACTGCTTTTTCAATTTTCTCGATTGTCTTTTGGTCGCTCTTTGGAATAATGACAGATACTGAGTATCTTTCTTTACCGCCATTGATTGACTTTGGTTCCCATCCGTTAAAATATGATAATCTAACTTCACCTGTAATTACTTTTGTTTTATTTTGCATAATTTTCCTCCTGAATTATATTTAATTTTGCAAATCTACCATGATACTTTTTTGCCGCTTCGTTGTACGCCATTGCAGCGTCTACTTCTTTATCAAAACTGCCTAAATAAATATGCTTTTCATTTATTCTGATGCACGCTTGCCAACATCTATCTCTAATATGAAAAGTAACTCCCTTATATCTAGAGTGAGATTTCATGTTAAACTTTTTTCTATTAAAAGAATTTTCTTGTCTAGTTGCTAGCCTCAAATTAGATCGTCTATTATCTAATCTATTCAGATTTATATGATCTACTTCCATATTCTCTGGAGCATTTAGAATTTGCCTATGCATTCTAATATGGCGAGATTTATTCTCTGGATTGTGTCTACAGGCATATAACTGACCTGGATGACCGCTGGCAAACCACTTATATTTTGATAGTTCTTTGTAATCTTCATCGTCAACTAATGCATAAAGTCCTTTTGTAAGTGGTATTTTTTTCATTCCTTAACCACTCCAAATTCTTCTTTAACATTGTCAATTTTTACTTCCTCTCGCTTGTCATCAATGCTAACTAGGGTTAACTTTCCTTTTGGTTTTTCTAATAAGTCGCTGATATTTTCATCAAAGACTTTCTTACCTAGTAACTTAGTCATAGCTGTGATGCCAAGTATCTTTTCTTCAAAGGGATTGAATCCCAGTTCTTTTACTTTGTTTATAACTTCATCTTCATCTCTGTATCTTCGATTAGACCTGCCCTCAACGAGTTTTAGGTCTTTCCAACTGTGGCCTTTAAGGGCTCTTTCTAAAGCATAGGTTTTGATGTCTTTGACCCATTGTTCCAGTTCGTCTAGTTTTGGTAAGATTTCTTCAATTTCATCATCCGATAGTTCTGGTGGTAGGATAAACTCTTCTTGTGCTAGTTTTAGATTTTCTTCAGCTCTTTTCCTGCATTTATTTTTAGCTTTGCAAAAGATACACCATTCTCCACACGAGAATTCTCCTTCGCCCCTATATGCTTTTTCAGCAATCTCTCGTACAGATTCTCCCCACTCATATAGTTCTATCTTCTTAATTTCATAAGTTGAGATATTGCATCTTCTTGGTTGATAGATATGAAGAACTACTTTCTCGATATCATAAATTCCATCAAAGAGAGTCAATGCACCAAGTCCATACAACATGAGTTGTGAATTCTCTTTAGCATCTACTAAAACTCCCTGACCATACTTTAGGTCAATTACATGAAGGTCTTTTCCTCCACCAACTACACAGTCAGCTGTTCCAAATGACTCTTTGACATATTCTGATAGGTCAAGTCTTTCTTCTACAAAGACTGCTGGGCTTTCGAGCCTACTTATTACTTCTGTTACATATGAAGCATATCCATCAGTTAGCTCATCCATTTCTTCATCATAAAAATCCAAATCATCAGTAGAATCTTTAACATCTAAGCCTAATAACTTCTTTAGTTTATATTCTGCTAAGGCATGAGCTGAGGTGCCTTCAAGTGCATAAGAGCTAACTTCATCTTCATATTTTTGAGAAAGCCTGACGCTTGGCGGACAGTGAATCCAACGTGAACTACTTGAGGCGGACAATATTGCGTGATCACCCATTAGAGTTTCTCCACATCTGATACCAAAGCAGCATATTCTTCAGGATTAATCTTAGATAACTTTTTAGCCCCATACTTTTCTAAGAGTTCTCTTATCTTTGCTGTATAACCTAATCTTGATTTATCGGCTAGTATCTTCCTAACATCTTCAATCTCGTAGGTCTTTTCTTCTTGTTTTACCTTTTCTTCTTTAGGCAGTTCCTCATCACTTTCTAGTGCTGTTAGAAGTACACCTATACTAGATGCAAGATTCTCTGCATCTTCTTTTATTTCCATTAGTAGCTTTATTCTTGACACTTTTTTCTCCTTTCTCTGGTTGCATTAATTCCATAGCTATCTTCTTGGCAACAATTGAGATGGCTATTAAACTTTCTGCCATCTGTTCGTTTTTTACTAAGTCCACTTTGTTCCTCCTTTCATACTCCTTGGGACATTCATTAAATTTTTGAGTAAGATTTCTCCTCTCATACTCCTTAGGACATTTGCCTTCATTTTGAGTAAGTTGTATCTCCTCATACTTCTTAGGACATCCTGTTTGTATTTGAGTAAGACTTCTTTCCTCATATTCCTTAGGACATCTAGTAAGTTTTTGAGTAATTATTTTTTCCAAGGTCTCAATTTCTCTTGAATCTTTGGTAAATGCTTATTTTTGATGTTATTAACTGTTTTTTGGGATATTCCTACTACTTCTGCGACTTCTCTTTCTTTCATTTCGTAGAGAAAAAGTAGTTTTAGAATTTTTTTATCTCTTTCAGAAAATTCACTAATGATTTCTAAGAATGCTTCTTCTAGAAGTTTGTACGTTACTATGTCCTCAGTATTTTTAACGCTAGTTACTTCAAAGTCGTATTCCTCTTCAGCAACATCAAGGGATAAGGGAAGACCATATCCTTTTGTTTCGACAAATCCTGTTTCTAAACTTCCTGCTTGGACATAGTTTCCATTTTTCTCAGCCACTGTTTTAATTCTGTCTTTATCTTGTAGTTCTTCTAAATTCTTGTAGGCTCTTTGGATTCTCTTTTTTTCTCTCCAGATTGGTTTCATATATTCTTTGTAGACTTCTTCACTAACTTCGATTTCTTTGCCATTTATTTCTAAATATCTTTTCTTTGCCATCTTTTGCCTCCTTGCAAAATCTCTAGATCCGCAAGAAGGCCATCCGTAAAAACAAAAAAGACGGCAATAGAAAACCATGGTTTGGTTTTCCGACTGCCGTCTAGCGTTCTTGCGGATATCTCTTTTACTTATTTAAAATTTTAATTTCGCCTTTAACTACATAGGCTATGGTTGTACTTTTACCTCGCCTGATAGTTAGCTTTTTCTTGTCTTCGCTAATATCACAGACTCTTTTTCCTTCTTTGTTTCTTATTTCTATAGGATCACCTCCTTAATATAAAAATAGCCAGATGAGTTTCCTTTTGAATACTCATCCGGCTATTTGATAGTTACATTTACTTCTTTGCTCGGTATGGTTTTTTCTTATTTTTGTTTGATATTTCCAGTGTTGAGATTTTCCCACAGTGTGGACATTTTGCTGCTATCTCTATTTTCTCTGAAGGAATTCTTGATACATCAAAAAATCTCTTTTTACAGACTGGACATGCCATTTGTTCCAT